AGCAGCGTCACCAGCACCTCGCTGCCCTCGGTGATGCCGCCAGTGGTCGGCACCTCCATCTCGGCGCTCGCGCCGCCAGCGGTGGCGTCGAGCACGACGGTCACGGTGCCGTCGGCGCTGTCCGACGCGGCCACGCCGCGCACCTGCGATGTGGTCGGCGTGGCCGCCTCGGGCGCCTGCTGCTGCCTGAACAGCGCCTGCGCCAGCTCGTACTCGGTCATGCGTCCCACCCGCCCTTCAAATCGAGGTCCCACGTCCACGTGGCGAGGTCGAGCGAAGCGCCGGAGACCATCCAGCGCGCCGTGCTGCCGTCACTCATGGTCAGGCGCTCGATTGCGCCCTCGCGCAGCGGTCGGTACATCATCTTGTGGCTTATCGACGGCACCTCGGACAGGTCGGCGTCCAGGTACCGCTGCGCCAGCGCGCGCGCCGCGTCGGTGGTGAACGGCGTGAGGTCGCTCACGCTCTCGAAGCGGTCGTTGCGGAAGCCGCGCACCTTGGCGCTGGACGGCGAGCCGTCGGGCGCTAGGGCCTCGCCCGTCACGCTCTTGTCGCCGTCCTCGGCGCGCACGACCACGCGCGCGGGCGCGTCCAGTCCCATCGCGTCGCCGCTCACGGGGCCTATGACGGTGCCGCGCCCGCCCAGCTCGCTCGCGTCGTAGTCAACGCCGCGGGACGCTGGCAGCTCGTATGCGGAGAACGTCACGACGCCCTCGGCGTCCACGCTCATGCGGTTCTCGGAGCGGTCGCACACGTCGAACAGGATGGACGCGTAGGCGCTGCCCGCCTCGTAGACCTTGTTGCTCGAGAACAGGTACTCGTGCGCGCTCTGGTCGATGCGGCACGGCCTGTCGAGGGACGCGCAGACCTGCGCTATCACGTCCAGCGCCTTCGCGCCCGCGGCCACGCTGTACGGCCAGCCGGACCTCGCGGCCTCCATGGCGTGCAGGGTGCTGTTGAGCGTCCACGACACCTTGCGCGCGTCGCCCTCGCCCTCCCAGCCCGCCTCGGTCACGAAGCCCGTGAACAGCGGCTCCACGAGCAGCATGCCCGTGTGGTCGCTGACGGTGTGCACGAGGCGCAGCGCCGCGGAGCCGTCCCAGCCGTGCAGGCCAGCGGTCTCCAGCTTCGCGCCCATGCGGGTGTCGCCGTAGTACTGCAGGTCAAGCTTGCCGCCCGTGACGCCGCGCAGCTCGCCGCGCACGTCGGTCAGGTCGGTGGGGTCCACCTGCAGCACGGTCAGCCCGTGCCGCAGGTCGCCCCTCGTCCAGTCGATGGCCATGTCACCACACCTCGCCGCTCATGCTGATGCTGATCTCGCGCGCGTTGGCGGTGGACTGCTCGACCTTGCCGCCAGTCACGCACGCCTGCGCCCAGAAGCCGTTCGGGCCGCGGAAGTAGACGTGGCCCGCGTGCACGGCCCAGTCGGCCAGCGCCGCGTCCTCGGCCATGTAGTCGCCGTAGGTCATGCCGTCGAGCGTCCACGACGCCTCCGTTGCGTCGCTAGGCAGGTAGACGGGCCGCTCTCGGCCAATCACGTCCACGGACTCGACGCTGCGCGAGTAGGACACGTCGGCCTTCGGCGCGGAGCCCGCGTTGACGTACACGGCGAGGTCCTTGGTCATGTCCTGGCTGGTCACGTGCCAGCCCGTGTCGTAGATGGCTGGGAAGCGCTGCAGCACGCTCGCCCAGCTGGTGCCGTCCACGACCGACGCGAGCACCTGCCACGCAATGCCCAGCGGAGCGGGGACCACCCACGGGCTGCTGCCAGCGAGCGGGACGTAGCGCGTGCCGTGCCCCTCGGGGACCACCAGCCACGCGCGCGCGTCGGCGCTTGACGCGGTGATGGTGGCCAGCGTGCCGTCCACGTCTGCGTGCATCTCCAGCGTCGTGCCGTGCTGCCCCTCGTAGGTCGCGGTCGCGCTCACGGCCCTGCTGACGGTCACGCCGTCCGCGGTGCGCAGCGTCACCCTGACGCTCACGGTCTCGCCCTCGTCGGGCGTGCGCCGCATGGCGTACTGCGGGACGGTCGCGCTGCCGGTGCCCGCGCCCGTGGTCGTGTAGGTGCCCCACACGTCCGACTCGAGCGTGACGGCGTTGCCGCTGCCCGTGGCGGTGGACGCCCACGCGACGGTCACGCCGTCGGGCGAGAGCAGCACGCTCGCGTCCGTGATCGTGACGGGGCGGGTGGTCGTGACCGTCCACGAGTAGGTTGAGCCGTGCGCAGCGCCGCCTGCGCCCCACGACGCCGACCACGAGCGGACGGCGAACTGCACGTCCGTGCGGTCGTAGGTCGTACGGTTGTCGACGGCGACGCCATTGGTCGACCACTTACGCCCGCTCGAGGTCGTGGGCGTGCAGTTGGACGCGCCCGGCGCCCCCCAGCCGTCCCACGCCGTCGAGCCGTCGGCGATGCTCTTCCAGTTGCTCCACGCGCCCATGCCGTCCGTGCCCGCCGTGCGCCTGCGCGTGCGGTAGCGCAGCTGGTACCTGGACTCGCCGCACTCCCATGCGGGGTACAGCGTGCCGTTCGTGAGCGCGGTGGACGATGCCAGCGCCGTGCCCACGGTCGTGCCAGCCGTGCCGCGCGCGGGCGTGGGCAGCGCCGCGTAGCCCGTGGTCGACGCGCTCGAGGTGGCCTCCCACTCCGTTGGCACCAGCACGAACTGCTGGTTGGCCGCGCCGCTCGCCGTCCATATCTCGATGATGGCGCGCATGGCGCTCTTGTTGCCATAGACGTCCAGCACGTAGGTGGAGCCGTTGAACGCGCCGATGGTGACCACGGGGTAGCTCGTGCCGTTGATGGCCTGCGTGCCCACCTCCGTGACCTTCCAGTGCTGGTTCGCGCTGTCCTTGAACGTGTACATGATGCAGCGCGAGCCGTTCTTTGCCTTGCCGCCGTACACGTCGAGGCTCTTGCCCGTCTCGGCGTCCTTGATGGTGTAGTAGCTGCCCTCGTTCCTGAACGTCCACTTCTCGGCGTTGGAGCCGTCGCGCGACCACAGGAACACGGCAGCCGCGTTGGCCACGCTGTTCCCCTGCACGTCCACGGCCATGGTCACGTCGAGCATGGGCAGCATCTCGTAGGTGCCGTCCGCGATAGCCATCAGATGGCCCCCAATCTCGCAAGGTCCATGAGGTAGCCGCGCGTGACGCTGACGATGCCTGAATCGTCGTTCACGGCGAGGTCGTTGAGGTACACGTTGTAGACGGTGCCGCCTGCCATTGCGGGCGCCGCCACGCCGTAGCGCGCCGTGCCATCGCCGTCCAGCTGCAGGGCGCTTGCGATGCGCTCGCTGGCCAGCCCCATGGTGTGCGCTGTCTGCGTCGAGCCATCATCGATGCCGATGGAGAGGCCCTGCATCATGTAGTCGCCCATCTCGGCCATGAGCCTAGACGGCGAGCCAATCTTGAAGAAGCGTTTGAGCGCGCCGAGCGCGTTGGAGCACACGGAGCGCACGGCGCCAGTCACCCAGCCCACGGCGCCGCGGATGCCGTTTGCGAGGCCGCTGATGATGCTGCGGCCCGCGCCCACGAGCCACGAGCCAGCGCCGCGCAGCGCGCCCATCACGGCGCCCTTGAGCGTGCCGAAGATGGCCTTTATGCCGCCGATTGCGGAGCTGACGGCGCTCTTCATGGCGTTCAGCGCGCCCGACCAGTTGCCTTTCATGGCGGCGCTCACCGCGGCCACGATGGAGCGCACCACGTTCATGGCGGTCACGATCACGGTGCGAACGACGGTGAAGCCCGTGCGCACGACGCCGCTTATGACGCCGACAGCCGCGGAGATTGCCGCCTGCACGGACGGCCACGCGGCCTTCACGACGTCCAGCGCGCCAGAGATGGTGGTCTGGACGGCGCCGAACACCTCCACGACCTTGTTGCGCATGTCCTCGTTGGTCGCAACGAACGCGACGATGGCGCCGATGATGGCGCCGATGATGGTGATTGGCCCGCCCAGCGCGGTGGTCACCACGGCGATGAGGCCGGGCACGCTGCCAATCATGGCGATTGCCGCGCCAGCGGTGGCCACGAAGCTGCCGATGGCGCCGACCACGCTGCTGATGATGGTAAACCCCGCGATGCCAGCCGCCACGCCCGCGATTACGGGCAGGGCGGGCTGTATGAACTGCACGAAGTCGCCGAACGCGTCGGCAACGGCGGAGACCGCGGGCTGGATGGCGGTGAACGCGTCGGCCATGCCGTTGATGGCGTCGGTCACGCGCCCGTCCTGGTTGAGCGAGTCATAGACGCCCTGCATGGCGTTGGTCACGCTCGCGTCGAGCTGTCCCATGGCGCCCTCGAACGTCGTTGTCGAGGTCGCTGCCTCCTTGGCCACGTCCGTCATGCCGAGGTTCTGCAGCGCCGTGTTGAACTCGTCGGCGCTGATTTCGCCAGCGGAGAGCGCGTCCTTGAACGTCCCCATGGAGTCGTCCCACGCGCCCATCTCCTTGAGCTCGTTCTGGATTGCGCCAGACGCGCCCGGCAGGGCGTTGACTATCTGGTTCCAGTCCTGCGCCATCAGCTTGCCCGCGCCGTTGACCTGCGTGATGGCGTTGGCGAAGTAGCCGAACGACTCGGAGTTGCCGCCCGCCGCGGCGTTGAGGTTGCCCGCCGCCTGCACGAGCTTGTCGTAGTCGCCCACGCCGTTGGCGGCCAGCTTGGCCGTGGTGTCCATGACCTCGCCGAGGTCGTACACGGTCTGGTCGGCGTAGTCCTTCATGGCGTTGCGCACGGAGTCTATCTGCTTGGTGTCGAAGCCCGCGAACTTCATGGTGCTGGCGAACTTCTGCAGGGCGTCGGACTGCTCGATGCCGTCGCCGAAGCGCCTGCTGAACTCGGACGCGGCGCTCTCGGCTATGTCGGCGATTACGTTGCCTATGGCGACCTTGGCCGCGCTGAACCCATCCACGAGGGCGCTGCCGCCCGCGCCGCCAGCCTTGCCCATGCCGCTGGTCAGCTCCGCGGACGCGCCCTCGGAGAACGACCTGCCCGCGCCCTTGCCCGCGCCGCCCATGGTCTTGCCGATTTCGTCCACGACCTTCGCGGACTCCAGCTTCGGGTAGATGGAGAGGTAGGCGCTGGCGATTTCTCCTGCCACTATTGCTCACCCCCTTGGAAGGGTCTGCTCAGCACGTCCTCCACGAACGCGCGGTGGGCGCGGGTGCTCTCGACCCTGCGCTCCCATTCCTCGCGCGCGGCGGGCGTGTCTATCGGCTTGGGGTAGTTGCGCCGCTTCTGGGCGTCCTCGGTGCTCTGCCACGCTATGACGCGCAGCGTGTGCTCCATCTTTGCGAGCAGGTACTGCTCAGCCGTCCACTCCGCCGCGGTGCCGCGCCACACGCGCGCGCCCGCGGGGAGCTGCGAGCACAATGCGGCGGCATGAGCGTGGGTGTACGCCACGCCCATGCCGTCCAAGTCGAGTCCGTAGTACTGCTGGAAGTCGGCTCGTAGCTCGCACGGCATGTCACGCATGAGCCGCGCGAGCAGCGCTAGTTTTTTGCGGTCTCGCCCGCGGCCTCGAACGCTGCCTTGAGCAGGTCGCCCATGGTGGCCATCTTGCCGCCCACTGCGCGCGCGTACTCGCGGTCCCTGCCCGCGAACACGGCCCTGAAGCAGCGGATGAGCGCCTTGGGTTCCTCGTCGGCCTCGAGGATGTCGGCGATGAACTCGTAGTCGGTCAGAACGCCCTCGTCGGCCTCGAACTGCTTGCCCTCGAACTCGAATGTAATCATGTCTAGGCTACCGCCTCGATGTAGTCGTACACGCTGACGCCGTTTGCGTCCACGTTGCAGGTGATCGTGATCTCGCGCCCGGCAAGCTCGCCAGCGGCCAGCGCCAGCTCGCCCACCTCGGTGACCTGACCAGCGGGCGCGACCTGACGCCAGCGGCGACCGTCGCGCAGCACAAGCTCGAGCACGTAGATGCGCTCGGGGCTGGTGTGGCTGCCGTGCTTGACGGTGATGAGGTCGGTGGAGGTGGTCACCATGTCCTGCCCGTAGATTTCCTTGAGCGCGGCCTCCTTGACCTCGATGAGGGTGGCCGTGATGGTCTCGGTGCGGCTGGACGAGGACGTGTAGACCGTATCGCCGTTCATGTCCACCATGGACTCGGAGTCGGTCTCGATGTTCTCGGTCACGCCGTCCTCGCTGATGAAGCCGAGGTTAACGAAGTCGGCGGGCAGCGCGGTCGCAATGTCGGTCGGCACGGTGGCCGTGCTCGGCGCGGAATAGAAGTAGCCGCCAGCCACGCCCTTGGTGGTAGAGACGGCGGCGACGGTGTTGGAACCAGTTGCCATGTGTGCTCCTTAGTTTCGAAAAAAGGCCCCCGCGCTGGGCAGGGGCCTCTCGGTATGTGGTTGTCGGGGACGCCTAGACGCCGTGGAGCGCCTGCGAGAGCGCCGCTTCCTGCTTCCTCAGCAGTCCGGCGTTGACGCGGCCCGTGCGGGAGTCCACGCTGGACGCGCCGACCCATCCGCGCGCGTTGACCGCGTACACGTCCACGCCGCTGCCGAAGCTGAGGCCGCTCACGGCCTCGGCGCGCAGCTTGGCGCGCGTGGCCTCGTAGGAGAGCAGACGCTGCACGCCCGCGCTGCGCATGACCTCGCGGAAGCCAGCGGCGTTGGTGTCGACGGTCAGGTCGGCGCTGACCTTGCGCCTCATGGCACAGCCGCCCAGATGGCGTCGGTCGGGCCGTCCAGCCTGCCGTAGGAAGGCTCCGCGAACGCCGCGTGCGCCGCCACGCCCAGCATCTGCAGCTCGGCCTTGCGGATGTAGAGCGCCCCCACGGGGTTGCCCCACGTCCACGTGTTGCTGTAGGTGCTGATGCTCTGGACGGCCTGCGGCGACTGCCCGAACTCCTCCGCGGTCGGGGACGCCAGCGCGCGCTCGACCATCTGGCACACGACCATGCGTGCGGCGTCCCCGTCGGGCGCCGTGCTGCCGCATGCCGTGGTGACCATGAGCGACGCGCGCTCTATCAGCTTCTCGGCCACGTCGGCGTCCAGCACGGTGCACGCGAGGTCGCTCACGTCGGCGTAGGTGGTCACAGCCATGGGCTACGCCTCCTTCTTCGCCGCCCTCTTTCGGGGCGCGCGCTTCTTCGGCTGCGTCTCGTCCTGCTTGACGGCGTGCCCCCACGACTGGTACAGCTCGACCAGCTCGTCGGGGACCACCATCTCGCAGCCCGTGTCGCAGTGGACCATGACCTTGCCCATGGCTAGGCCGTGATCTTGTTGAAGTAGGTGGTCTCGGCGACGAAGCCGACGCGGAACTCGGCGCGGATGGCGGTCATGTTCTGCTGCCAGAGGTTCAGCGTGACATCATTGGTGCCGTCGTTGTAGGTGAGGGACGCCTGGTCGGAGATGGCCAGCTCGATGGCCTCGACCACGCCGTACATGGCATGGGTCCAGTCGCCCGCGAAGCCGAGCTGCGCGGGGGTGCCAGCCTTGTAGACGCCGCGCGAGTAGTTGACGGGGGCGCCGAGGATGGTCTGGATGCTGGCGTTGGCCACGGAGTCGATGAACAGCGGGCGCTTGGCCTGGTCGGTGGCGCCGAGCAGCTTGGTCTTGCCCTGCGGGGACATGGCGATGCCGTCCATGACGCCGCCAGCGGTGGCGATGTTGCCGTCCACGGTCACGAGGGCGGCGTAGACGTCGTTGCCGAGGGCCACGGCGGTGGCGTTGCCGAGCACGTCGAAGCCGGTGCCGGGCGCGGTGGTGCCGAACACGGTCTCGTCAAACTTCTTGGCGAGGGCGAACGGCAGGCGCTCGCGCAGGGTCGCGTACAGGCGCGGCAGGTCGTGGATAAGCTCGTTGGAGACGGTCTCGATGACGGCCAGCTTGTAGGGCTGCATCAGCTTGGTGGTGACGGTGGAGTTGGAGACGGGCTTTGCCTCAGTCTCGCCGACCCAATCGGCCTGCGGCTCGCCCGTGATCACGGGGATGGCGAGGCCGTTGCCGGGCAGGTCGATGCGGCGCGCCATCTTCATGACGGCGGAGTCCTCGAGGGTCTTGGCCCAGATGTCGGCGGAGATGGATGCGGGAAGGGTGGGACGGGAGATGTCGGCCATGATGGCCTCCTTTTCTTTTGGCTAGTTGGACGCCCCGAAGGCGCTCTGCATGAACTCGGCGAAGTCGGCGGCTGCGTCGCCAGTCGCGGCGCTCGACACGCTCGTGACCTCGCCCGTGTCGGCGACGGAGGGGTACTTTGGCTTGGCGGCGTCCTGCTCCGCGAGCCACGCGGCGTTCTCTGCCACGTCGCCCGACATGCGGGCCAGCATCTCGGCGCTGACGCCCTTCTCCGCGGCCAGCTTGGCGACCAGCTCGGAGCGCTCGCGCTCCTGCCTCATCGCGGTCAGCTCGGCCTCGGCCCTCTCCGCTCGCTCAACCGCCTTCTGCAGCTCCGACTTGGCAGCTTCCTGCGCTTCGTCGTAGGCCTTCGCCTTGGTCTGCAGGTCGGCGTAGTCGGCGTACTTCTCGCGCTCGCGCTTGAGCCTGTCGCGCACGATGGCGTCAAGCTCGGTCTGCGTGAAGGTGCGCTCCTGTTCCGCAGGTGCGCCCTGCGTCGGCGTCTCGTTCTCGTTGGGCACGGTTGCCCCCTTCCCCGCGCTTTGGCGGTCGTCATTTGCCGCGATTGGCTCGCGTAGCCATGAAAAAGGCCCCTTGCGGGGCCAGCTTCATCGTGTCTAGGCGTCTGCCGCCTGCTCTGGGCTTGCGCCCTCATCGCGCGCCGCGCGGTACAGCTCTCGTCTGCGCGCGTTGCGCCTGTCGGCGAACTCCTGCGTGTAGTCGGCCCGGCGCATGGCGTTGATGTGCTCCTTGGCCGTGTGGCCGTCTGAGTCCAGGTACTCGTCCAGCAGCGCGTCGGGGTCGTAGCCGTCCACGTCCAGCTCGTCGCCGGGGCGCTTCACCACGAACTCGCAGTCGCAGTTGCCGTGGATGTGCTCTGCGTGGGTGCCAGCCTGCACGGCGCGCGACGCCCTCACCCAGCCCTGCGAGCCGAGCGTGCGGCAGAACGCGCAGGTGTCGCCGATGCAGACCCACGCCCACATCGCGTCGTGCGCGATGGCGTTCTGGCGCATGGTCTCGACGCCGCAGCGCTTGACCAGCCGCTGCATCTCGCCGCCCACCAGCGAGCGGGCGGCCTCGGTGGACGTGGCCTTTCCGATGGCGTCGGCCATGTTCTGCGCCACGATGCGGCTGCTCGGCAGCTCGGCAAGCTCGGCCATGGGAGCGGAGCCCTGCATCAGCTCGTCGTAGAGCGACGCGGAGAGCGTGGCGTCGGCGGTGCCGTACTCGAGCAGCAGCTGGTCGGCGAACTCGCACAGGCGGCGGAGCGCCCCGCGCTGGTCGGCGTCCCACGGCAGCGAGTCGAAGAACTCCTCGAGCCGCTTGGCCGCGTCTCCGCGCAGCTTGGCGTGAGCCTCGCGGTACCTGCGCCACGCCTCGGCGCCAATCCTCCGCTGCGTCATGCGCCCACCAGCCCGTCGAGCAGGGCGTTGCCGACGTTGCGCCTGCGCTGCGCCATGATGCGCGCGATGGTCGGCGCGTCGAAGCCCAGCATCTCGTAGAAGACCTCGGTGCCGCCGAAGGACGGGTCCACGCTCGCAATCTTCACGGCGGCGTCGGCGGTGGATGCCACGGACGGCATCGCGGGGTTCTGGAACTTGGCCATGACGGCGCGCTCGGAGTCGGTCAGCGCGTCCAGCGGCTTGTTGCCCGCGATGGCCTGCGCCATGAGGGCGATGGTGTAGAGGGCGTCGCCGTTCTCTCGGTTCAGCTCCTGCGCGCGCACGATCAGCTTCTCGTTGGCAGCGGCCACGGCGTCGGCGCTGGTCGGGTTGGCGTCGTTGACCACGCCCGTGTCGGTGACGGAGAGCGAGGTCGCGGCGGCGAACTGCGTGGCGAGCGAGCGGAGCATCTCGACGTGCGGCGTGATGCTGCCCTGCGTGAGCTGGCCGAACTGCGGGACGTCCCCGTTCTCGTCGCGCGTGGCCAGCAGCATGCTGCCCATGTACGCCTTGAACTTGTCGGAGATGAGCGCGTCGTACTGCTCGTCGGTGATGCCCAGCAGGTACTTCTGCGGCGACGTGGCGAACTCGAGCGCCACGGTGGCCAGCGACATGGTGCGGATGTAGCCGCGCGTCAGGTCGCGCACGGAGCGCGAGACGCGCGAGCGGCCCAGCGGGCGTTTGGTCGTGCCGCCCTCGTTGGCCATGGCGACCATGAGCGGGCGACCCATAGCCTGCGCGTGCCCCTCGGCGCGCCAGTGCGTGTCGTCCACGCGGCGAATCACCCACACGGCATCGTCGGTGTAGAGGTTGACCACGCTCGGCACGTCGTAGCCGTCCACGCTGCGCTCGGTGGCCATGATGGCGAATCCGCACGCGAGGCGCTGCGCGCCGCCGTCCCAGATGCCCGCGGCGGTCTCGCCGCTGTGGAAGCGGATGGTCACGCCCGACGCGCCGCCAGCGGAGAGCGTGGCGAACACCACGCCGTGCATCAGCTCGTCGCCCACGGCCTTGTTGTACTGGCTCGTGAGCCTGTTGTCGCGCACGATGGACGCGAGCAGGTCGGGCGTGGTGCCGTCCGCGGCCACGTAGCCGTCGAAGATGCTGCGGTCCTTGAGCACGGTGACGGCCTTCTCGGGCCAGCAGCAGGCCATCTCGAAGCGCGCGAGCGAGCGCGGCAGGGCGATGCCCAGGTTGCACTCGCCCACGGTCACGCGCTGCTCGACGTAGCGGCGCTTGAGTCGGTTCTTTGAGTTGTGGCGCTCGAACTCGTCCACGAGCGCGCCCATCTGCGCGCGGGCGTCGGGCGTGAGTCCCGCCGCGTCGCGCACGCCCCTGAGGTCGTGATACATCAGCCTATCCTCGCTTTACGGTTGGGGTTTCTCTTGGTCGTCCTTGAACCCCAAAGGGCGAGTGAGCACGCCTCGATGGGTAGTGGGTCGGCCCCGCCGAACCCCCAGCCGCCTCCGCGCCCGATGGCGCGCCGGGTGGCCGTAACTGCAGATTCCCGCAGCTGCTCCTGCGGGCGGTACCACGTCAGCCTCCGCTCGCTGACGGCATCGCAGAGCATGGACGCAGCCGCGACCACGTCGCCGCTGGACGGCGTGACCACGAAGCCGCGCGGCGCGCGGTCGCTCATGCGCTCGACCAGCGCCTGACTGCCGCTCCTGCCGTCCACGACCACGCAGCAGCCGACGCTCGTGCGCTCGCACAACCAGTCGGCCAGCCACGCGGTGCCGCTGCTCATGGGTCGGCGCTCCAGCAGCTCCACGTGCATCACGTCCCCGCTCGACTCAGCGACGGCCAGCATGACCTCGGAGCCGTCCGCGGCGAACTTCACGCCGTAGCACGTGCGCTCGGGGTCCAGCGGGTGGTCGGTCGCGCATGCGTCCCACGCGTCGGCGTCGATGGCCATCCTCGGCTTGCCGACGTTCGATGGCCACCAGCCAAGGTGCTCGCGTGCGAACGTCTCCGCTGTCATGGTCCGGGAGTCCTTTAACAGGCCCTTCTCAAGCAGGTTGTATCCCAGCGACGGGTTGAACCTGTACCAGCGGCTAACGTCGAGCACGTCGCCCACCTCAGGCGCTGCCCACTCGTGGAGGCACGAGTTGCCATCTGGCCGCTCCATGATGCCGTCCCGCAGCTCGCGGAACTTCTTGCCCTTGTCTGGCCGCGACGGGTTCGGGACCGTGCCCATGAATATCGTCTGCGGGTTGCCGAGCGGTGCCGCCGAGTTGAGCGGCGAAAGCGCCGCGTCCTGCTCGTCGGTGTAGCTTTGGGCCTCGTCCACCACGATCAGGTCGAACGTGCCGCCGCGCCCGATATCGTCGTTGTTGCCGCGCGTCCTGAACTCGATGTGCCCGCCGTTCTTTAGGTCGAGAATCATCTGGTTCATCGACGTGGTGTAGCGGTCGACCAGCGCGTTCAGCTCTGGGAACTCCGCGTTGGGGTCGTTGCGGCATCTTCCGAACTTCTTGCGCAGTCGGTCGAACGCCTTGCGCGCCGTCTGGCCCTCCTGCGCCGTGTGCAGTATCCACTCGCCGAAGTAGACCAGCCCAAGCGACTCGCGCGGGTCGCTCACGCCAGTCTTGCCGTTCTGCCTCGGGACATCCAGCACGCACAGACTGTTAAGCAGCCCGCCGCCATCGTCGCGTGCGAGCCAGTCCATCAGAATGTCCATTTGCCACTTGTGCGGCACCATGCCGTAGGAGTTGGCAAGCTCGATTGCCGCACCGCCATACGAATGCTCGTAATCTGGGCAATATCGGAACGTCGGCTCTTGGCATCCCCTAAGCACTGTCGGCTAGCCTTATGACGCTTGCGAGTGGGGTGGACGCGTTCTTGCTCGCGCCCTCCGCTGCCCTCAGCGCCTTGAGCCTGTCGACGGCTTCGAGCATCCCAGTTGCCAGCGGCTTGATATCGCGCCCGCTGTCGGTCATGTCGAGCACCTTGGCGTACTTGATGATGATGGCCTCGAGCGCTTCTGTCTCGCCGCCGTTGCGCCACGCCTGCTCGACCGACGTTGGGATGTGTCCCTCTGGCTGTTGGTACTTGGGCATTTGCATTACCTCCCACGCTGTTACCGCGCATGTGGTGAAGTTGCCCGCGCTGCGCGTAGACACGGGACTAGCTGTGCGATATGTATTGCGGTTAGCTAGACCGTGCATCGCCTTATTGGCGCACAGCCGACTTGGTGTGTGGGCGCTGGGCGT